CAAACGCAGAAGATGTAGTAATACAGGAGATGAAACATGAATAGGTTTTTGATTGAAGACACGCCAGCGGACATCGCCAAGTCATTGTGTGACCAGCACATTGTCAAGATGCCATTGGAAGAGGCGCAGATGCTATGCACTAGCGTGTGGCATCATCGCCCTGACGTTGCAGAGGAGTATGGGTTGTACAAGCCTGTGCATCAGAAGCATCCGTGTACGCTGTGGGCAAAGCGCAACCGTTCCAACTACACATTTGCTTGGCAGTTGTATGACGCAATGTTGAAGGAGTACACCCACAGGTACGGCAAAATACATGGCGCATCCAAACACAGAGAAGCATTGCTCAACTGCCGACAGTTTATGCCGTGGTCGCTTGCTGGTGGCGTGACGAAGCATCCGCAGTGTTTCAGCGGACATGATGACTGCAAGACAGACGAGGATTGGCCTATCGTTGCATACCGTGCGTTTTACAAGGTTGACAAGATGCGGTTTGCTAGGTATAACAAGGGTCGTGAGATGCCAGATTGGATGAAGGAGTGTGCAGCATGAAGACGATAACTGTGAACATCAAACACGAAGACCGCACCATCCTTGAACGGAAGGTGGAGGATTACTTTCGTGGCTATCACCCATTCGGGTATGGCACTAGGCTGGAGACACCAGCGTACTACGACGAAGACCAGCAATGTTGGGTGGCTGTGATATCCCGACACACCTCTTGTGATTAAAAGGAGAAGATGATATGACAGAGAAAAGCATAGAAAACATGACACAGAAAGAAAGAATTGCGTATTGGGATAGAGTTCGTAAAGAGGAAGAACAAGATCGTGAGGATCGGATAAGGCAACTTACCGAAGAACAACGTGATGTCCTTGTAAAAATGCACAAAGAACTTAGTAGTGTTCTTTTAACTGCCTTGTACAATGACATGGGAGGCATTCGTTGTCTATCCGTGCTTGAACTTCAAGACTTGGAAGATACTATGAACAGGTTTCAGCGTCAGTTTAACTTGGAGGGAATTACTTAATGTTTGAAGCAGCAATTGTTTGCCTTGCATTGAACATCTACCATGAGGCCCGTGACCAGCCCTTTATAGGGCAGGTTGCGGTAGCCCAAGTGGTAATGAACAGAGTATATGACGATAGGTATCCTGACACTGTATGTGATGTCGTCAAACAGGGGCCAACATATTCATGGAAGCCGGACTTTCCTGTACGCCATCGCTGTCAGTTTAGCTGGTACTGCGACGGTAAGTCAGACAAGACACCTGACCAGACAGCGTGGCAGCAAGCTACGTTGATTGCACAGGGTGTGTACACAGGCAACCTTGATGACTTCGTTGAGGGTGCCACACACTACCATGCAACCTACGTCCTGCCCGAATGGGCAGAAAGCAAAGTGCCTGTCGTACAGATAGGTGACCACATGTTCTACAGGTGGGATTAACGCTTGACTTACGCTCTTGTTATCTATATAACAGAGTATCACTTGCCCTTCGGGGCTTTAACCGTCGCAAGTTGCGACACTATGAGGAGAAAAAATATGCCACTAGATTTTACAGCAGAAGAACTCATCCCAGAACACATCAACTTTCCCGTTAAGTTTGAGCCAACGAAGTACAACAAATCTAAGTATGTTATCAATGGAAACACGGGTGATTACCTTGGTATTGTCGGTACAAAGTTTAATTGTGTCGATCACGGTACATTCTTTACCCGTGCGCATAACGCTGTGTCAGAGCATCTTGGAGAGGAGTTCTGTGATAGCATGAACATCAACTTCAGGGCTGCACGTAACAATGCGTGGATTATGATGGACATGGTAATGCCTAACGTGCTGCGTAAGATTCAATCAGACAAGCACACAACAACGATTGCACCGCGATTGATTGCCTTACATGGCATTGATGGTAGCTGTTCCAATCAAGTATACTTCGGTTCTATTGATTTCTTCTGCACAAACGGGATGATCACTGGAGACTTTGATCAGGTTAAGCGGAAGAATACATCTAACTTTGACATCGAAAACTTCATCAAAGAATTGAAGAACACCATGTCAGACTTCAATGAATCGGCTGACAAGTATCAGAGTTGGGCTGAGAAGCATCTGTATACTATGGATGTCAAAGAAATGCTGGGACACATAATGTCAAAACAAATGTCTGAAAAGATGTTCAGCTTGTATAATCACGAGGCTGCTACCCGTGGCCAAAATGTATGGGCATTATATTCTGCCTTCACTAACTACTCTAGTCACGCTGACATAGGCAATGGGTTTGCGTTGAAGAATACAGGCAACGATACCCAAGCAGAAAACATGTGGAAGCGTGAGCAAGAAGTAGCAAAGTGGACTAGCGCACCACAGTTTCGTCAACTGGTGGCAGCATAATGAAATACTCACTACAGAGTGTGGTAGATGATTACTACAATTCCTATGAGTTCAATAACTTACGGGATGAAACTAAGAAACAGTATCAATATCATCTAAAAATTATGCTGGACACTGTAGTGGAAAGCAAAGCTATTCGGGATAGGCAATGTGACAAAGTGTCATCCCGAATGGCCAAGCTGGCCTACAATCAGTGGTGCGACAGAGGCATTCACTTAGCTAATCATGTGCTGTCTACTTCTCGCATTCTATTTAATCATGGTCTACACATGGAGATGACTTTGGTGAATCCATTTTTGGCTGTCAAAAAACGCCCTGTGAGCGTCCGTAGAACTGTGTGGAGTAGGCAACAGGTACAGGACTTCTTAGACTCGGCCTACGGCGATTTTAGCACCCGTAACGTGGGTTTAATCGCACAGATGGCATATGAATGGTGCCAGAGATTGGGTGACATGCGGCTACTGACTTGGGATGCATTGGATTTGTCTGGGTCACGTGTGTATATCAAGCAATCGAAACGTAAGGCAGAGGTATTTTTGCCAATATCGCAACAATTAACAGAGATGTTAATAGAACAAGAGAGCGACTTTGGTTTTCAACCTTACGTAGCACCTATGACAGAACCAATACGAGGTGTTTACAAACCTTATACAGTTAACCGGCTACCTAAAGTTGCACGTCGTATCATGCGGGATGCTGGATTACCTGATGAGTTGAGGTTGTCTGACCTTCGGCGTACTGGTACAACTGAGATGGTTGAGGCCGGTGTATCTATGGGCAATATTATGTCGGTTACAGGACATGCTAATCCACAAAGTGTAAAGCCTTACATGAAAAACACTTTTGCTAGTGCAGATTTAGCATTGACGAGTCGTCAAAATCGTGATATTAAGACATCGTGATTGCCCAACGGACTATATATAAACATATATAATAGGAATATATACAATGGATATAAAAATGTTTGTAGAAGACTTGGATATTCCTGCAGGGGAAACTCGTAGGCTTAATTGTCCTGTATGTAGATCGTACAAGACATTTACTGCCACAAATAATATGGGTTCTCTTTTGTGGAATTGTTACAAGGCATCTTGCAGTGTAGGTGGAACAGCACGTGTGAAACTTACATTGAATGATCTTCGTAACATGAATAAACCTAACTCTGTAACTGAACCATTTGTACTACCAGAGTATGTGGTATCTCGTGATTCAGATGTAGCAGAGTGGGCATCAGAATTGTATGGCTTGAATGCAGAAGAACTTGGTCTTTTGTACGATGTAAAGGATCACAGAGTTGTTTTTCCTATCGTACATGACAACAAGATTGTGGATGCAGCAGGTCGTGCAATGGGCAAGAAGCTACCTAAATGGAAAAGATATGGAAATAATAGCTTGCCATATGTTTCTGGTAGTGGTAATGTCGCTGTTGTTGTTGAGGACTGTGTTAGCGCAGCCGTTGTTGGTGGTTACGGTTCCTTTGTCGGGGTTGCTCTTCTAGGTACATCGTTATCTGAAGCGCATAAAGGGTATCTAACGCAGTTCTCAACAGCCATTATGGCACTAGACCCCGACGCATTGCCAAAGACGCTACAGTTTGCTAAAGAGTTAAGAGGATACGTAAACGATGTGAAAGTGCTTCGTTTACATGACGACATCAAATACCGAACCCGACAAGACGTGGATAAGCTGCTTGCTTTCCGCTAGTATAAAGGAGAAAACCAATGGAATTATCAATCATCAGAAGTTTGATGGACAAAGAGTTTTACGACAATCATCGTGGAGCCAAATGCCCTGACCGTCTTTTTGGTGCAGATGCACGTAAGATCAAGAAGACCATTGACATCGCAATGGAGCGATACAACCGGAGTGTAACACCGGAAGAAACAGAAGCACTGTTCCTGTCAAACAACCCGTCTATGACCACTGCTAACAAGCAATCCTTTGAGTTGCTGTTCAAGCAGATCAGGAAAGAAACACCTATGGGTTCAGACGTGGCACAGGAAGTGTTGTCTAAACTGTTTCAACAGGTGGTAGGCACAGACATTGCTGAGTTAGGCTTTGACTATGTGAATGGTGATCAAGCCAGCCTTGAAAAGCTACGCATGATACTTGAGCAGTACAATGACGACTTCTTGCCTGATCTCAATGTAGAGTGGGATGACATCGACATTGACACGCTGCTTGCTAAGAATGATCTTGAAGCACGTTGGACATTCAACATACCAACACTTGGTCGGCAGGTTGATGGTATCAATGCAGGTCATCTAATTGAGATTGGCGCACGGCCTAACACGGGCAAGACATCGTTTCATGCCAGCTTGATTGCTAGTCCCAATGGTCTTGCTGCACAGGGTGCTAACTGTATAATCCTGTGCAATGAAGAAGGTAGTCACCGTGTCGGCGCACGATATCTGACAGCAGCAACTGGTATGACAATGCAGCAGGTAAAACAAAACCCATCCCGTGCTAGGGATTTATATTCACCTATCAAGGAACGCATTAAGATTAAAGATGCTACAGGTCGTGACATGTCGTGGGTAGAGTCGGTCTGCAAGACGTATAAGCCTGATGTGATCCTGCTAGACATGGGAGATAAGTTTGCTAGGTCTGGTGGCTTTGCCCGTCCTGACGAGGCTTTGAAAGCGAATGCTATACATGCTCGTATGATTGCAAAGCAATATGAATGTGCTGTATTCTATATGTCTCAGCTAAGTGCAGAGGCAGAGGGTAAGGTTCTTCTCAATCAATCTATGATGGAAGGATCACGTACAGGCAAGGCAGCAGAGGCAGACCTTATGCTGCTCATCGCTAAGAACCCAATGACCCAAGAGGATGACCCTAACATTGAAGACTTACAGCGTCACATCAATGTGGTTAAGAACAAGCTGTCCGGTTGGCATGGTGTAGTTACATGTGAGTTAGATTATCGCACAGGAAGGTATACAGCATGATCCAGCAGTTTCTTTTTGATCTAGAGGATTATGATCTTGTTGAAGGTGACGGTAAGACATGTAACAAATGCAAAAAGCATTTACCCTTTTCAGCCTTTAGCTGGCATTCTGGTGCAAACTACTTGCGTCCTGAATGTAAAAAGTGTAATACAGAACTAAGTAAAGTTCGTAATGCTTTGAGGCAGCAATACGGTATGCCCGATAAAGATCATGTTTGCCCTATATGTCTTGAAGGTGAGGAATCTGTAGCAGGTAAGGGTAACATGAAAAATGGTGCATGGGTTATTGATCACTGCCATGATACTGACACATTTAGGGGATGGTTATGCCACAAATGTAATAGATCATTGGGTGGGTTTGACGATAGCGTAGAAGTATTGAAGAGAGCAATACAGTACCTAATGAAACATAAGGAGAGAATAAATGAAACTGACACTTGATGTTGAGAACACAGTCACACACCGTGACGGCAAGATGCACCTTGATCCATTTGAGCCAGAGAACTCTTTGACTATGGTGGGTATGCTGACTGACCAAGGTGTTGAGCGTATCGTTACCTTTGACCACAGTGAGGTAGAGGCAGATGAATTTGGGCATACTGTTGTACAAGAATGGTTAGACAAAGCTACTATCCTCATCATGCACAACGCAGCACACGACTTGCTGTGGCTCTGGGAATCTGGCTTTAAATATGATGGTCCTGTCTTTGACACGATGTTGGCAGAGTATGTCTTGCAGCGTGGACAGAAGGAACCACTGTCGCTTGAGGCTTGTGCAAACAGGTATGAACTTGATACTAGGAAGCAAGACACATTGAAAGAATATTTCAATAAGGGATACAGCACAAAAGATATACCACACGATTTGCTGTCTAGTTACTTGTCTTCAGACCTTGAAGCTACGCAGCAGCTATCAGATCGTTTGTATCAGCGTCTTAATACAGTCGATGACGCTGGTCTTATGGACACTGTTACACTGACTAACAGGGTAGCTGTATCTCTCTCTCGCATGTATCAACGTGGTTTCAATGTTGATATGGATAAGCTGCAAGAGGTTCGTACTGAGTTTGAGAATGAACGTGCTGATCTTGAAAAGGAACTACAAAAACAGATAACAGATTTGATGGGCGATACGCCTGTAAATCTAAACAGCCCAGAGCAATTGTCTCAGGTTATCTACAGCAGAAAGCCTGTTGACAAATCTATGTGGCAAAACTCTTTTGACCCTTACATGGCAAAAGCAAACTATAAGCAAGCTGTCAAAGATAATTCTGTGCATGTGTATAAAACTAAAGCAAAAAGGTGTGGTACGTGTTTTGGTAATGGTAAGTATTACAAGAAAAAGAAAGACGGCTCTAACTTTGCAAAACCTACAAAGTGTCCAGATTGTGGTGGCATTGGGTATCAATTTGTAAGCACAGGCGAGTTGGCAGGATTGAAGTTTTCTGCACCCACAGCTAAGTGGGTTAGTGCGCATGGGTTCACAACAAGTAAAACAAACTTGGATATCCTTGAGGGTTTTGCAAAAGAACGAGGCATGGAACAGGCAATGAGTTTTCTACATAAAGTAAAACGCCTAAGTGCTTTGGATACTTACCTGTCATCTTTTGTAGACGGCATTGAAACCTTTACAAAGGCAGACGGTAAGCTGCACGTAAGACTGCTTCAACATCGTACAGCCACTGGACGATTTAGTGGGGCAGACCCAAATATGCAGAACATGCCCCGTGGTGGTACTTTCCCAGTAAAGAAAGTGTTCATATCACGGTGGAAAGGTGGCAAGATTATGGAAGCTGACTTTGCCCAGCTAGAGTTTAGGGCAGCAGCATTTTTATCACAGGATGGAGTTGCAATTGAAGAAGTATCTACTGGATTTGATGTACACGCATACACCGCTAAAGTTATTACCGATGCTGGTCAGCCTACGGACAGACAGACTGCGAAGGCGCATACTTTCGCGCCGTTATATGGCGCAACGGGATTTGGAAGAACACCAGCGGAAGCGCAGTACTACGAACACTTCACGAAGAAGTACAGAGGAATTGGGCTATGGCACTCCCGATTGGCTAAAGAGGCTTTGTCAACACAGAAAATAACAACGCCTTCTGGACGGCAGTACTCATTTCCCAATGTTGTACGTAAGACTAATGGGACGGTTAGTTACTTTACACAGATAAAGAACTACCCCGTTCAAGGCTTTGCTACAGCAGACATAGTGCCAGTAACACTACTGCGCATAGAAGATTATCTGGAAGGGTTAAATAGCTGTATCGTTAATACTGTACACGATTCAATTGTTATTGACATCCATCCTGACGAAGAAAGACAGGTGATTGAGGTAATCAATACTGTAAACAGGGAGTTGACAGATATCATTAACACTACGTTTAAAGTGCAGTTTAATGTTCCATTACTTTTAGAAGCAAAAATGGGCGAAAACTGGCTTGACACTAAGGATGTAAGCTGATATAACTATGCATCTTGATCTTACAAAGGAGAAGAAAAGAATGACAGAACTTACGACGATCAATACTAATAATTACGCCGCTATGGCAAAGATGATGGGTATGAATGATGATGCTAAAAGTAGCAAGAAGTCTAACACGCTCAATCGTCTGCGCATCTGGCATCAGCCGGTAATGGGGCAAGCCGAAATCAACGGCAAGCTAACTAATGTAGAAGCCATTGAAGGTGGTACATTCAGGCTTGAAGTAATCAATGGTGATTCATCTGAATACTTTTACAGTAAGACTATTACTGTACGCCCCTTCATGCAGCGGTTCATGTATCGCCGGTATGTAGCTAATTTAAATGCTAAAGCTAATGAGCCGAAGGGAACATTCCAGCGTACAATTATGTCGGACAGTCTAAGTGTAGACCTAAAAGACAATACGGGAAGGTTTAACTGTGGCAAACCGACAGGGTACATTGAAGACTTCAAGGCTCTTCCACCCGACATGCAGGATTTGATACGGCAGATTAAACGTGTTCGTGTCGTGTTTGGCGTGGTTACGATGGACAATGCTATGGATGCTAATGGTAATCCTGTAGATAGCTTTGATACCCCATTCATATGGGAAATTGACAACAAGGACGCATTTAAGTCTGTCGGTGAACAGTTTGGTGTCTTTGCAAAACAAGAGCGTCTACCATTGCAGCATAATATCTTGTTCCTTGAATGCAAAAAGAATGACCTACCAAACGGCAGCAGCTACTACACACCTGTGTGTAAAGCAGATATGTCTGTCACCCATGAGATTACAGATGATGACCATGACATGTTTGGTAACTTCTTGGAGTGGGTTAAGAACTACAACGATTATGTCTGTAAGGAATGGGAAGCCAAGTCCATTAAACGACATGAAGAAATGGCTGAAGACGACAAAGATGTTGTAGAAGACTTCATTGACATTGAACTAGAAGAAGAGGTGGCCTAATGAATCATCCCGCTGAACTGGCGTTGCATAAGTATATGTCTGACGCTGCTAATGGAAAATCACAGATATCTGAAGATACTATTCAGCAGATTGGCACAGACATCATGGATGCTCTAAGACGCCAGTTTGGTGAACGTGAGCCACGTGAATTTAGGTTGCGTATGTCTAATGTGGGCAGACCTACATGCCAGCTATGGTTTGAAAAGCACAAGCCAGAGACTGCGCAACCTAAATCAAACAACTTCGTGATGAACATGATGCTTGGAGACATCGTTGAAGCTGTCTTCAAGGGGCTATTAACAGAAGCAGGAGTAGAATATGGTGATGCTGAAAAGGTTGTGCTTAAACTTGAAGATGGCACAGAGATCAATGGAACGTATGATATTGTTGTGGACGGTGCAGTTGATGACATCAAGTCTGCATCTGATTGGTCTTACCGTAATAAGTTCGATTCATATGCTTCCCTTGCTGCTGGTGATAGCTTTGGCTATATTGGACAACTGGCTGGCTACGCTAAAGCAACAGGTAAACGTGCTGGTGGCTGGTGGGTAGTAAATAAAGCTAATGGTAAATTCAAATATGTTCCAGCTACGGGCATTGACATGTCCAAAGAAATAGAACATATTGAAGAGACTGTAGCAAAAGTAAGTAGCGACAAGTTTGAGCGTTGCTTTGAACCAGAAGAGGAGTTCTTCAGAAAGAAGCCTACAGGAAACAAAGTACTAAATAAAAACTGTACATTCTGTGACTTCAAACATACTTGCTGGCCTAACTTAATTGAGGCACCGCAAGCTGAATCAAAGGCACAGTTTCCAAAGATGGTTCAGTACATAGAACTGCAAGAGGAATATAAAGTTGCCTAATTACGCAGCCTTTCGTGCAGCACGTAAGTATGGATATAGGAGTGGCCTAGAACATAAGCTGTCTGTATACCTAGACGATTTAAAAGTCTCATACGAATATGAGAAAATAAAGATTGAATGGGAAGACTTAGCTTATCGCACCTATACTCCAGACTTCGTGTTGAGTAACGGAATCATAATTGAGACAAAAGGTATGTTTACAGCGGCAGATAGGCGTAAGCATCTTGCAATCAAGAAGCAGCATCCTAAGTTGGATATACGATTTGTCTTTGAAAACAGTAGACGTAAACTACGAAAGGGTGCTAAGTCTACATATGCAGAGTGGTGTATTAAATACGGCTTTCGTTATTATGATCGCATCATTCCCGAAGACTGGCTTAAAGAAAAAGGAAAGAATAAATACCCCAAGTTTATTCGGTTTAACGGAACAAAAGTAAAAAGGAGATGACACGATGATAGACCCTACAGCATTTTGCGTACAGCTAAGACCAATGGTAGATGAAGACTGCGTTTGGACAGGAGAACTAGAAGTCAATATTATGACGGATAGAGACAATCCGCTTGACAAGTCTAGTTACATCAGTATGATGCACCTAACAGAAATTGTAGCGTGTTCTGTAGCATACATGGAACAGAATCCTGATCTAATAGAAAAGATTGAGGATTTCATTGAGTCTACAGAATATGACGAACCAGAAATAATTCAGAAACCAGAATACGAACACGTGGATGGAAATGTAATCAAGCTGAAGTTTGGAAGTAAAACGAAAGGCAATGCATAATGAGACACGAGCAGTATATGAAAGACAAGTTATCACAGGACGAGGAGAAGCTAATGGATGAGTTTTACACACAGAATATGACAGACAAAAAAGCAGACATGGTGAACAGTCCTTCACACTATAATCAATCAGGTATTGAATGTATTGCTGCTATTCAGGCTGCGCTAGGACCAAACTTTAAGTACTACCTGCAGGGTAATATTATGAAGTATCTGTGGCGGTTTGACTACAAGGGTAAGCCTCTTGAGGATTTACAGAAAGCCCAGTGGTATTTGAATACACTACTGGAAGACGTGGTGGCGAGTGATGAAAGTTAAAGTCTATATTAACATCGACATAGACCCCGAAGAATACCCAATACCCGCAGATGGAGATGTAGGTATGGAAATAGAAGACGGCATAAGAGAATACTTCTACGATGTAGATGGTGCCGAAATACGTAATATAAAAACATTAACGGAGTGAGAAAAATGAGTAACTATTTACCAACAGACTACCAGAACTTCATTGCTCTTTCACGGTATGCCCGATGGAAAGAGGATGAGCAGCGTCGTGAGACATGGGGCGAGACAGTCGCACGATACTTTGATTATATGACACAGCATCTCAAGAGCAAGCACAAGTATGTCCTGTCGGATGAACTACGTGGTGAACTTGAGCAAGCTGTGTTAAACCAAGACATCATGCCAAGCATGAGAGCATTGATGACCGCTGGACCTGCGCTTGACCGTTGTCATGTGGGCGGTTACAATTGCTCTTACGTACCTGTAGATAGCCCTCGTGCCTTTGACGAGACTATGTATATACTCATGTGCGGCACTGGTGTAGGCTTCTCAGTAGAACGTCACAACATTGAGAAGCTACCTGTCGTCAACGAAGACATGCATCTTAGTGATACAGTCATCAAGGTTGGCGACTC